TTCTGCTTTACAAAGTACTGCGATATTCCACTAATATTTTCTAAAGAACTCGTTTGGCTGTTGGCTACACCTGATAAAGAAATAACATTAGAAATATTTGCAGCAACCTTTAGATGAGAGTTGATCACCTGAGAAACGGGGTTTGTCTCTGTTCCGCTTAGTGTTATATCTTCCGTCCTATACACCTCAGGGGTGATAAGTTCTACTAGATCTACAAAGTTAGTCTTGTAGTAGTTTCTAGGATTCGGTGTGTACTTACTGTCGCCCATTAATCTAATAATTCTACATTAATTGTTAAATTATTCAACTGAATAATTTCATTAAAATCAACTGAAATATCTTGCCCAACATTATCTATAGTTGAATACCGAACCTCGTCAACCTCAAATATTTGCCTATTAATTTGTGATACATTAAAGGCTTCTCCAAACTCTCTATTATCTATACTCATGTAGGTCATAATCTTATCTCTAACTCTTGCTTTAATTTGATCTTGGTTCTCTCGTTCCTCTTTATCAATTTTAATCGTTGTAACTAAATCTAAAGTTCTAATAAGACCATCAACAATAACCACATCATCTGTAGCCATCTTCTTTTTAGCTATAGCATCTAGTAATTGAGTTTTAAAATTTGTAGTACCTCGTTGCAACTGGAAATCAGATGCCTTTTCTAAAACATAAATATCAATTATATTAGCAGAAGAATAAGCCTGTCGTGTAGCGGCAGTGGCTTTACCAACTGTGCCAAAAGTGCTGTTAAAGGTATTAGCAAATACAGAATAATCTTCTAAGGTTACTAGACGATCTTGCCTTCTAAAATTTAAAGGAGCAAAGCGTTTTGCGTGATCTAAGGTCTCAGCGTTTGCGCCCCCTGTACTTTTTGAATTATTTGTGAGAGAAACCGAAGCAACACCACCATCAAGAGTAACAGCCATACTATTATTAATAGTATTTTTTCCTATGTTTCCTCGGGTTCCTCCACCAACTCTATAAAATACATAATAATTAGAGGTATCGTCTGGAGAAACTCCCACACTCCCGTCACCAAAAACTACGGTAGCATTATAATTATCATCATAAATAACTTCAAAGATTTTATCTGAAGAACCAGAAGCAAAAAAGACATTAGGTACTTCAACAAAGGCCCCAGTCTTGGTGGCATCAGGTCCGTCAGTAAATACTTGAACACTAGCTTCAACCACAGGACCTTTTGTAAGCTTAATAGTCTTAACCCCTTCCGTTGCTGCGAAGCTTCCAGTATCTCTAACCAAGGCACCTTCTTGTAAAACTATATTTTCAAAAACGGTTACAGGAGTACCAAGCCCCTCGGCAGCAGTAAGGGTTATGATACCAGTCTGATTAGCGGTATCCACAAGCCCATTGACCACTTTATATAATGTATAAGTTAGCACTCCTCCATCTTCAGGGGAAACAGTTTCTATAGTTCTATTACTAGCCTCAATCGTAATATTGGTGCTTACGGGGTCAGCAGAAGTAATCTTCGCATCAGCCGCAGCAGAAAGAGGACCTTTCATACGAATTCCAATTAATTGTAAAAGCTTCTTAATGCTAGGTCGTTGTGTAGCTGTGGCTAAGAAGTTCTCATTAGCAAGCATATCAGCTTTCATGGACATAACAGATCCCATGTAAGCCACAAGCTCTAAGAACATCATCCCTAAATCCGACTCAACAAAGTATTTATAATCTCTCGGGTAAACTGCCTTTGCATAAGCAATCAGAGAATCCCTAAGAGTAAGAAAATCGGTAGCAGCAAAGTTAATAAGAGACGGTCTCTTTACAATAGGGACTTCCGCTAACTTCATAAAGTCCGATGCAATGGTTCCAGAAAAGTTCATGATATATTTACCTCAACATCAAATGTTTCTAAATCAGCAGTATCCAATCGTAAAGATAAAACTACTCTAAGTGAGTTTCCTCCCCCTGGTCCTACATTTCCGAAAGGAAATACAGCTAGTTTTGCAATGTGGGCTCCTACAATATAATTCTTAAAGGAATATTGAATCTCTCTCTTAATTGATTCAAAAGTAGCTTCATCGAGTGGTTGGAAAAGATATTTCCTCAAGTTACATCCAAAGTTCGGAAGCAAAATTCTCTCTCCCCTCTGGGTCAAGAGAAGTTGTTTGACGGCACCTCTAATCATAGCAATACCAGAACTCTTAGATAAAAAACCCCCTCCTAGAGAAGATCCTAAAGGGAAGGATAATCCATAGACCTCTTGCTTCTGTGAGGTTACTGCTTGTTTCATATACCTCGGAGGTATACTTCCAAAAACCGAAACTGTTTGATTGGCTGCCATTAGATCTTAATATTCTTGAAGAAGCCTTTTTGGGCTTTGTAGTTCTTTAAAACTTCTGCATTATCTAGGGCTCTAGAGTAAAATTTCAAGCTTCCTATATTACCGCGCAAACCGCTTGTTATTCCTCCACGATCTCCTCCTAAGAAATTTCCATGTTTATACATTCCATCTGTATATCCCCCACCCACTATCCAAGGAGTATAAAAGGTGTTTAAGAGGGGACCTTGTTTTAGTACCCTAGGTCCATCAACCGTAGTAGAAGAGTATTGGAAACTGTTATCTTTCTTAAAAGAGGGTAAACTTGGTGGCCTCTGAGGGCTTACACCGAAGACTGTAGATATAGCGGAGGTAGCAACTAATGATCCATCAGCAAAAAATTTAATAGTATCTGTAGTAGGATCACAAGATATATCAATAAGAACAAATTGAGAAGATACATTACCAAAGTCTGTGGCAGAAAGGTCAACTTTCATTTTGTAAAAACTTGCATAATCTCCACAATTAGCATCATCGTTATTAATCCAAGACGCAGCGGAGGAATCTCTAGCTTGGGTTGGGGCTATAAAGAAACTTAATGAAGAAGCAGGGTCGTTATCATAATTGTTATTACTATATCCCGACAAACCTAAAGGATATCCTGCCTCAGTAATTCTCCGATCCCTAGTAAATCCACAAACCATTCCTCGGACATATTGATCTCCCCTCTTATTTTCTAAGAAGTCTAAGTCTGTTGGTACTCTTTGATAGGTCACAGAAGAAGTACCTGAAGCAACCCCTACATTTTCACTGGCTAAGAGTGCCTTAGTTAAGGATGATGCTGTCGAACTAAGCCAACCTAGTTCTCCATCCATAATGTTGGGAACATGAGCCCAGCATTCCATAGTAAATCCGCTTGGCGAATAAGTTAGATCTTGGAATTCTCTAGTGTCAGGAAGCTTTGCATATGATCCTAAAGCTGATGCTGCTGCGGTATCAGTAGATTTATTCTTAACAATACCTTCAAGATAAGGAATCCCAATACCAGAAACAAAAACTATTCTCTTCGAAGGCCCAACTAACTGAGCATTATTATACATATCCTCAGTAGCACAGTTAGTGACAGGGAAGGCTACAGAGGAGGGCAATTCTATAGTGGTCTCAAGGAAGTTATAAATTGCAAACAGATCTTTATTTACAATCTGATCAGTCAGAGATAAAACAGACCCTGCATAGGTGGATGAGGGGGTATAAACAATAGCTCCTTTTCCTACTGTAGGGACCGTTAAATGATCAATATTTAATGAAGGGGGCTTGGGGCGCGTTCCAGCAAATTTTACATCAATAGGCAAAACTATACCCACAACATCTGCTTGTTTAAAAATCAGAGCATTTTGTTTTTCAATATCTACTTCTAAATTATAATCAGCTAAGTAGGAGAAATCATTAATGGGCACCTCACCAGGAGCGAACAAAGGTCCTCTTAAATTCCCGTAAATCTGCGGGGCCTTTACAGCAACTTCAATTTGCTTCTTTCTTCTATTTATCTTATTGTTGTGGTTAGCAATTTCAGAAATAATTAAATTTCGCTGATTAGTTACAATTGAAGAATCTTCTCCATAACTACCAATAAAGGAAACTAAATCAGAAGATAAATCAAAAGTTTGTTTGTTTCTTTGTTGTTTCAATACAGAAAGAAAGTGATCTCTGAGATAGTAAGATTGAAGACCTTGACTATCATCAATTCTATTGGGATCAAAAATGTTATCTTTAAATTTATTTAGCGAGTCAATAGAAACCGCTTGACCCCTCCCTCCTAGGTTGGGATCATAATCGTATTTCCATTGGTCCCCAATAGGAACGATTCCCGAAATAGCTAGAAATACGGGATCCAAGCCCCCAGACTGAGAATCGTAATAAAGACCGTCAGAGGTTAGCACATACTGCCCAGTGCTGCTTCTTGGAGGTCCATAAGTAAGTCTAAATACTTCTTCTTCTTCTCGTCCAACTTCGGGATCTTCCAAAGAATATCTAGGAAAATCAGTTCCATCAAGAGCGAGATCTAAATCTCTTGTGTCTAATAGCCTAGGCTCTAATGAGGGGTCTGCGGCTCTTGCTTTAAAGATATCATTAATTTCATCAAGCTTATTATTACAGGTAGAAATGAACTGGGCTGCTGATTCTAGTCTAGCCTTGTCTCCTGCATACATGGAATCAAAGAGTTCGTCAGCTTGTGATTTGGGGAGAGTAGCCCTCTCGTCAGCAGAATTTCCAGATTGGTAGGATTGAAGCTCATTCCACTTATCAAGACAGTCAGATATAGAATCTACTTGGCTTTTAATATTCGTATAGTTTTGATAAATCTGCGCTCCAAAAGAGGAGGCGAATTGAAACGCTGCCAGCAACCCAGCAAGGTTGCTCTTGGTTTGATTATCATCATTGTCAATTCCTTGCCATGCAGTATCTGACATAAACTTAAAAACACCATTCCTCGTATCAAACTCAATAATTCCAGTATTAAGCATTAACTTCTTAAATACTTCTTTTGTTATTTCATTTGCTTTCGATTTTCCTGCTGAAATTTGAGATTGCATATTACTCAAAACAGAGCTTGGAAGAAGGCTCATGGCCCCTGCTGCCAGATTGAGCATACAACTAGGCATCCCATAAGCCATACCTAAAGCCTGAAGGGGGCCAGTTCCTGTATTGCCTTGTACCTTTAAGAATGTTTCTAAATCAAATGATGCCATAATTACCTCTTAGTATGTAGTAATTCCAGTATTACCGTACCGACTTTGCTTACTTGATATTTGGGGACGATCTGCACTTGCTCCATTTGCTAGATTTATTTTAGGAGCTTCAATATTAGCCTCTCCTACTGCATTAATTTCTAAGTTGCCTCCAGAGGTAATATTATACTTTCCTCCACTCTCCATCTTAATCGCACCCCCAGCTTTCATGTTTATATCTCCTCCAGCCTCCAGGCTAAGAGTTCCTTGTGTCTTAATAACTATGGAGTCTCCACTCCCTCCATTGGTTTCAATCTGAATAACTTGATTATCGCCATTAGTATTAAGACATTCAATGAATATTCGACCCTCTTCTGCTTGAGTGAAAACATTTACATCTCTCCATTTACTTTGAATATTTACATTACCACAAGGAATTTCCTCACCCCACTCAAACCCACTAGCAGTATTAAGCAACTGAAGCTCCCTCCCCCCAGCCCCAACCACCACATCAGTTTGAGATTCTGTATTAATATACTTTTGAGGACCGACACTCTCAACCTGAATAGATCTAGCAGGGACGCTATTATTTTGCGGGTTATCGGCTATCGTGATCTTACTCCCGTTTCCAGAATCTAAGATAATAGCATCAATAGCTGGGGAATCAGATAAAGTAACTTTCTTATTTATATTTGATTTTATTTCTGTCCTATTATTAATGAATTCAGGATTGTAATCCTGACCTATAATAATACCGCCCCCACCTGGGCCTGTAAATTGGACTTCCATGGGCTCCCCTCTTGCTCTGTACAGGTCTGGGTTGGCTCTCTCTATAGGATATAGTCTATCGTCACGCAGAGTAGGACCATCGACTTGGAGGGGCTCTGGAGCAAAGGTGGCTCCCAGGTAATACCAGGAATCGGAGCTTTCTGGTTTACAAACTAAGACCTGAGTTCCTACTTGAGGAACGCCTATAAAAGCTCCTGCTCCATTAGAAGCATAAGGGCTCACATACTGAACTCGTTTTTCCTCATTTCCTAACTCAAAAATTCTAGCTAAGAACGATCCACTTCTACTTGAATCGGTTCTATCCCTAACCTCTGCTAATGAAATTATCTGACTCATTCCGTATCCTCCTCTTCTGTAAACTTAGGGGCATTCTTTACAAGACTAAACTCTGAGGAAACAGTGCTTGTATTAATAATATGCTTGAATCCCATTACCTTATAAAGACCACTAAAGAACGAATTAAGTAAAGTTCTTTCTCCCTGAACAGATTGCTTTATACCAGCGTCTTGAGCAAAGACTATACAGGGAGAAGATATGTGGTGGATATTTGATACATGGAAAAGCGGGAGAGTTTTTATACTCATTTGAAGAGCCTGTCTATACATATTTTCCATCATATCAGTCATAACGGATTGCGGATTTCCTGGTAATAGCTGATCTATCTCAATCAGCCCCTTAAGATCATCGTCATCTCCTTGTTCCTTTTTTTCTAGTAAAGCAGCAACAGAGTTCGCAGCCGTAAGAGGGTCCTGTACTTCAAGCTCTTTCATAAGTTCTATGGAGACTTTCCCCTTTAAACCAGCTATTATTTCTTCTCTATTATCGGCATCTAAAGAAAAGTTCTTTTGTCTTAAGTACGCAACAGCAGCACCAACAGTCCTAATAGGAAGAGATCCTGTTCCAATAGGTAAAATACCTTCTGCTACAGCCGAAGCTTTTCTAGTAACCATCTTTGAAAATCCAGACTTTAGTTGTGCAAAATAAACTCCTCCAAATTTAAAGGTCATGTCTAGAATATTGGGGTTTGTTGTGTTGTATTTAAAAATAGGAATTCCTTGCTTCTTTATATAATCTTTTTCTGTGTCAGTAAATTCTTTATCAGAGTACCCAAAGGTGTCAGGAATATCAGAAATATCTCCAAACGATCCTACACCTGTAATAGGAGGAAATGCAATTTCTCTAACCGCTTTATTATAGCTCTTATTAGTTAGGATAATTGCATCTAACGGGTGGAGGGGAATTGCTTTGATTGAACCAACAATACCTGCTTTATGAATTTCAGCTTGTTCCAGAGCCTTCTTTTCTAAGGAAGCTATATTAAAGGAAGATGCATCGGCATCAAGGGCAGGGGCAAGTAAATACTTAGCAAAAGTGTACCCCGTGTCTGTACCTGCATATGCGGCTTGTTTTTCATACTTATCCTGATTCTCTTTAGCTAAAGAGGCAGCATCTTCGTACTCTTGTATATTTTTAAACTTGGAATCTAGATCAATCTTTCCATAAAGATACTTCTGAATCAAGGCTTGGTCCCCAATAATAACTGCTTCTTTTTGTGTATTAAATTCTTTGTAACCACCAAAAGTTGGAAACTTATGTGTAGGGAGGGTTTTAATATTACCTCCCCAAAAGTCCAAAAGCTTTATATCTGTCTCATTAAATATACCTAACTTTATTTGATACTCTTCTTTAGCATTAAGATTAATCTTATTAATAATCGTATTGACAACATCCATATGATTTGGAATACCTTTATTACTGGCTTTTTGAGCTATAGCATAAAAATCATGTACATCAAAATATTGTGCAAACCTTTCATCAGCATTAGTGGTCTTTTCATACTGTTGATATAGCGAGATCTCATGACTAGGTATAGCTCCTAATCCAGATGCGGCTGAAGAGTTAGCCCCTGCTTTATAAACCTGATGAAGTTCTAACCCAAAAGAATTTAAGAAGTTAGATATGAAGTTTTCTTTATATCCTAAAGTTCCCAATTCAGGATTATACTGGTACTTTACTATATCTGCAATAAGAGAACCTTCCTGGACGGCACTAGAGGAATCAAATATCTCCACCCCAGAAGCATCCTTTGCTCTTAGTAGCTTCCCCATAGCCCCTCTTGAGTTTGTAAGACTATCATTAATCCACTGTCTACAAGTAACATTAATATTTGGAAGGAGAATAATCACATTTGGATTTCCTGTTGCTTTTTGAACATAGCTTCTTAGAGCATCAACGATTATAGAATGAAAATCAAATTGTCCTAACTCCGAAGATACCATTTTTAGTCCTATCTTATCTAAAGCATCTGAAATATCACTTCTATTTTTATAGGAGGTTTCAATGTTTCCTTTTCCCAAAGCATGGTCTTTTATTTTTCCTTCAATACCTGCAACAGCGAGGTTCTCTAAACCTAAATGATCAAGAGGATCATAAGCTCGTCCATTAGCTAGTATTTTAGTAAATTCGATAGGTTTGGAGATTCCTGAGTATCGTTGGGTCAATCCAGCTAAGTCTAAATCTACTTTCTCATTAGAAGCTCCCCTTCTTTGGCTTAATTGAACTGATCTTGCGGTAGGAGTTAATTTTAAAGTAATTTTTCTGGCTCCTTTTACAGTAATATCCGCACCAGTCATTATTGTTCGATGGGGACCAGACCAAAGATCTAAATTATTGCCTGATCCATAAGCTACAAAAAATTCTTTTTCTCCATAATGCTTCTTCATCTTTTTTTGAATCTCTGAGAAAAACTGATTATCATAAAGCATCTGGCTTTTCTTAACCTCTTCACTTGCTTTTCCTGAAATTACATCTTCTCCGAATTGTTCTAAAGTCTTGTCTTGGGCTATAGCTTGTTTTTCATAAGTAAACTTATTATAAGCTTCCGTGTTATAACTAAATCCAGCAATGTTTCTAGTTATACTATCGGACATAAACCTACGCTCAAACTCTCCTTTAGGATCAATAAAAACTAGCGTCATTTTCATGCCTTTGCCTATACCCAGGGTATGTTCAAAAGAAAGAAAGTTAGGGTTTGATTCATTATCAAAAAGAAGAACATCATCTAGATCTCCCCCTTTAGTTAATCCTTGAATTAAACTTTTATAAGTTGCTCCAGTTGTAAAGAGTCTATCCATTACCTCTCTATTGAAGCCAATAATTACATTCGCTGTGGGGACTCTCATTACAATTTAGGTATAAGAATTCTTTGGTTTTGTGTAAACCCTTCTCCAGGGTCAGAGATACCGTTTACCAACATGAGAAGCCACCAATTTTTAGGACTACCGTAAAAAACATTAGCTATAAGGTCTGGGCGATGCTCGTATCCAGCAGGAACATACCCAACTTCATATTCATAAGAATCTCCTAAGTTTGAGAGAAGTCTATCAAACTTCGGGGTATTTAGGATGGTTGTTGTGGTCACACCCCTATGCAAAACTTGGTTATAGTCTAAGCTATAAGGTCCTCTATTTTTTCCTAAAGATGCCATTATCCTCCTCCGTATCCTGGGTCCATGCTATGAGTCTCACCTAACACAACGGCTTCCCATCCTGCTAGATTGTCTTTCTTAATAATATCTGTGGTATCAAACTCTCCAAAGTCGCCAGTCCGTATCTCATCTAACTTCATAGTAATCTTCAACTGACGGGGTAATAAAGTATCCATATCATATCCCGCTGATTCATTATAGTCAATTGAGTAATTAGTACATATACACGGAATATCTTGATATAGAATTCCGTGTCTTAGTCTAATTATAGGAGGACCATAAAGAGGGTTTTTTGCGTTGTTTACTACACTAGATCTAATAATGTTTGTCCAATAAATAATCATATCAATAATACGATATTTTAGTTGTTTTTGCTGATTATCATCTAGAGTTTTTACCGCAGCTACCTGTGCCCCAGGGCTTCCAGGATTTGTATCATCAAAACTTACTACAGTTCGATTATCAACAAAAGGCGACTCAAGTGAACCAGGATTTAAACCATAACTTTGAATAAATTCTTCTCTCTCCTCTACCGTCATTCCTGATGCTGCCCAATCCGAATTTAAAACTTGTGTTGCTGAATCTACAGCTAGTTCTTTTGTATATTCAGTTCCAAGTTGAAAAGCCATTCCCTTTGGCGCAGAGTCAGCTTTATATGGGTTTAAAAACTTTTCTTTTTCAGAGTCTACATTCTCTGGATCTTTTTCATACTTAACGAACTGATCCAGTGTAACTCCTGGGTGATCATCTAAAATATGTGGTAGGGTCATATTGAAAGATAAAGAAAGGGTTTTAGAATCGGCTCCCAAGTAACTGTACAAATTACTTGATCTAGAAATCAAAGAATACTTTTGATACTTTGCTTTCTTAGATTCTTTAATACTAACATTTTCGAAGAAGGGCAACTCAATAACATAGTAATCACCCCCCTGCGTTGGTACAGGGAAGTAAAACATGAGCTTTGCTCTTTCGGGTAATGCTCTATCAACTATGTGTCTGTTTGTCATGATTTGGAATCATCTTGATCTTGATGAGTGCCTCCTGCTACTGCCTCTGCGGCTGCTTTTTCTCGTTGTTCGTTTGCTGTTCTTAGCTCCTCTAACATCTCTTCTGAGGTCGTATCTCTTCCAACCCCAAGGATACCTTCAATGCTTCGTCCAAGCATATTAGCTGTTTGATCTAAGAACTCTGGGGTTGTTTTAATTTCTGGGGCCGTATTTTTTGCTGTCTCTTCTGAAGCATCTTTAATGTCTGATGTAAGTCCCATAGTCTCTTTGTCAGTTTTTATTTGTGTGTTGAGAGCCTTCATAAGCTCACTATGATTCATGTCATCAATAGCCTCTCCCTTCTCCTTTGCAGCTTTTGCCACCTTTATATTAGTCCTAACCGTCTCGGCAGATTCTTGAAGAGCAAGACCCCATTCTTTCAGCGTGTCAGAGAAAGGAATCATGTCGCTTAAAGAAACGAGGAGCATCCCTAGCCCGTTCTTTAATTTTTGAAAAGCTTCAATTAAGAACCCAGTTACCTTTTCTGTGATACTCCATTTCTCGTTTAGCTTTTTAAATCCAGCAACAAGAAGAGCTACCCCTGCTCCTATTGCAGTAAGAGCAAGAATAAGTGGCGCAAAAGGAGCTAATAAGATACCAAGTGCAACTGTTAGAGCGACAAAGGCTCCTATTAAAAGAGGGATAGTGATATCAACAGCCAATTTAAACTTATCTCTAAGATCTCCGAATTTCTTTTTTATTTTATCAATCATTCCTGAAAAGCCTCCCAACTTCAGGAACACCTTAACTAAAGAATCCACCACAAGCATAACACCCTTTCTAAGTGTAGTTCCTATTACGATACCAATTCCCTTAATTATTGGGAAAAACTCCTTAAGCATCTCCTGGAGAGGTATCATAATCTCATCTTTAATAACACTTAATTGCTGACCAAATGCTTCAGCATCAGCCCCCTCTTGTTTTACTCTCTGTCCGAAGGCATCCTGGACAGCGGTGAGTTGGATAGCTGAATCACCAAAAATTTCAGAAGCTACACCAACCTGAAAGAACCCCTCGCTTGCATCTCCAACAACATCTTTAAAAGTTCCTGAAGCTTTCTCGATAGCGTCTTTTATAATGCTCTGAGCTTCAGCGGAACTCTTTGCGGCAGAAAGCTGTTCTCTTACATTTCCAATACCTAGCTTAGTTAATTTTTCATAACCATCCATACTAGTGTCCATGATCATATTCATGACACTATCCATGGGACCTTTCATCGAAGGTCCTAATTCAGCGGTTAAGGTGGTAAATGCCTGAGTAACCTCCGCACCCATACCTGCTAATTTTTGGGCAGGAAATGATTTAGCTAAGGTATCTATAGCACCAACCAAAAGATCAGTACTAACCTGCCAAGTTGCCCCTAACTCTGGTAGTCCTGCTGCTAGATTGTTCGTAGCATCCCTGGAAGTACCGAGAGTCATTTCCATCTGAGCAAAAACTTTAGCGGTTTTAGCTGACTGGGTTCCTGTTAATCGTTGTTGGTTAACAAGCCTAGCAACCCCTGCGGTATTCCCCTGAAGACCAGCCTCCATACCAGCAATAGCACCAGCAAATCTTTGGTTCATATCCCCTCTCAAACCCTCCATTGTGCCACCAAGCTGGTTGTTAGTTTGCTCAAAGGTCATGCCTAAAGCTAAACTAGCTTTTTCAGCTTTCGTGGCAAACTCAATAGCACCTTTGATTTGGGAGGTTAACCCTTCCATGGCTTTAGTTAAGCCACCTAGTACAAGATCTGATACTACCATTATGCTATTTTCCTTATTCGTCTGACGGGTCCATAAATATTAGACATTATATATGTTCTGTAATTATCTTCAGGGAGTTCCTTATTTTTATATAGAGTTTCTAGAGAATCTGGTGAATAATCTCCACCCTCAGGTATCTTAAAGCCCGTTAATAACTTATTACCTGTTGCAGCATCTCTGGTAATAGGCTCAGTAAGCAAAAATAGCCTCTCGGCCCTACTCCCCTTACCTATCCCTAACTTGTATCTAAAGAATAATACATCCCCTGGGTCTGCACAGGAGTCCGATTTAGGGACCATAGACACATCCATAGATGGATCTGCTCCAACAGATTTTAAAAAATCCTGAATTTGTTTTGAAAATTTAGCCATGTCTCCTTATTATATATAAATATTAAGTTTAAACCATGAATAATAACCTAGACATAGAGATTATAGATTTTCTTGATTTGATAAATGAAACACTTAGTTATTCATTCGTGGAAAAATGGAGACATAAGTACTCTGAGAAGTTTGTTAAGCATTTTCAGTTGAAGGTTCTGGATGCTATGAATAAACAGAAGCCAATCAAGCTTGAGATGCTTTATAATTATCTAACTAAGAAGTGTAAGTATTCACCAGATCAGGTAACTAACTTCTTTAGGTCGATAGAGATAGATATCTATCACCCCTTTATATATGGTACTTATCCTAAGACTTCTTCTTCTTCCTAGCTTTTAATTCTTCTATCGTTTTCTGTACTTCATGCATAGTACAGAATTCAGGGCAAGCGGTCTTGTAGGCACACCAGTTACAGAACTCGTTCCTGTTAGACCGCATCTCATCTTTCTTCTTCTTACGGATCTTCCAGACCTCATCTACGATCTTCCGTAAGTGAGCATTAATTTGAGGGACTGAGTACTGAACATGAACGAAGTTATTAGTGAGGGGATAGTAATGTGCGGCCACTATCTTAGAGATAGGAACCTCGTACAGCTTACTAATAGCATATACATAACCTTTTAGTTGAGTATCCTGATAAAGCTCAACTTTAGTCTTTTCCCTCTTAGAAGTCTTATAGTCGATAATAAGATATCCACCATCATCACCTTTGATTACTCGGTCAATAATACCGTTCAAGGTGATATCATCCTTTACGGGAACTTCAAAGACTAGTTCGGTTCCCGTAGTGTCCCCCAACTTTGCATTGAACTTAAGAAAATTGTCAATACATCTTAAATCCTTGCCCTCATACTTCTTTGATACCTTGTATGAGCCTTTCACTTCTTCAGCGATCAACAGCATCTCATCTTGAGTTTTTGCGTTCACCCCGTCCTCTAGGACTTTGTGGATATAAGACCCAAAATGGAGAGCCTCAGTGTTGGTCTCAGGAGGTTCGGGGAGACGATCAACATACCTATAACGGTATTTCAGTTGGCATTGTTTAAAAGTTTGGAACTTAGATTCGGAAATTGTTTTTATGTACATAGTAGCACCTCAGTTTATTAGAGACTATATTACGCAGAACTTCAGGGATATTGGCAAACTCTCTGCTAGTGGGCGCGAGTTTATCATGGAGTCTTTGTTCGTAAAGAATGACTGGAAGAAGCACATGAGCGTCAATGTAGATAGTGGTATGTGGCAGTGCTTTAAGACAGGAAGATCTGGAAACTTCACCAGACTCTACTCAGAAGTAGAAGGTGTTCC